GCAAGCCCTGATGGTCTGGTTGAGGATGGGCTTATAGAAATAAAGTGTCCTAAAACCTCAACACACATCTCTTATCTGACCGCGGGAGAAGTGCCTACAACTTACAAGAATCAGATGCTTGCTCAAATGGCTTGTACGGGTCGCAGGTGGGTCGATTTCGTGTCGTTTGATCCTAGACTGCCCGAAAGACTACAGCTCTTTGTAGTGCGTTTTGAGCCGCCTGAGGATGATATTAAGAACCTAGAAACGGACGTTGTTAATTTTTTGACTGAAGTAGATAATCTAATGGAGAAGCTATGAACTGGAAGGAACTCATTGAAAGCCAACGATCCCCTAGAACCTTCAGACCCGTCGAGGAGATCTGGCGCGAACACGGCTGGAGACCTCCATCCACAGAGTGCCCAGACACCATCGAAAAGCACCGAGCCTTTAGAACGTGGTCAATGGCTGGAGATCATCAAGTCGGTGAAGTCCAGTGATCGATCGGACATTGCGCAGGCTTATGAAAAAGCTATGCCGTATGTCGTTGCGGATTGGGCTAACTGGCTTTTATCGAAGCCTCGTGCGAATCGGTTACCGCTGATAGAAAAGATCGCCAAACATCACGGGGAGGCAGTGGGTGAAATGGTGAAACAAGCACTCACCCGCTTGCATAAAGAGAAGATTCAGCAACGCGACGCTTAACCAAACCGGGGAGGACTTTGCCGCCTCCCTTTGTCCACATCATAAAAGCCTTAGCGGCTCCCTCGTAATCACCGCGGTCATTCTTCATTCTGATCGTAGAGCGCTGGTAATTTCCTAAGCCAGCGTTGTACGCAAAACTGACAATAGCGTCGAACCTTGACTGACTGCTAGCCAGATTAGGAGACATTCTAAGAACACCGCGCTCAAAATATTGCAGATCGCTCTCAAAAAGGCTATCGACCTCCGCTTGCGTCCAGTTTCGACTATCGCCGGGACTGATTGCGTATTCCTTCCTAAGAATGCCTGTGTAGCCGTTTTTACGCTCATTAGGGAGCCTAATCTGATCTTGATATAGGACATGACCATATCCCACCGTCCAGAGGCTTGCAGGGCATAAATAAGGCTTTAGACGGCATCCCTCAAACCTGTGCATTAGTTCAATGCCAGCCTGCCCTGTTTTCATTTCTTCCAGCTGCGCGACCCGAACCAAAAACCTATGATGCCGCCGAGCATTGCCATTTCATCATCACTAAAGATGATCTCCGCGACCTTAATAAGATCCTCCATCGACTGAACTAAATGGGGATGATTCCAGACATAGTAAGCAAGGACCGCATTCACCGCGATAAGCTCAAGAATCAGTAAGTAAGTGACATTTGGTCTGACTGTGCCGATGTAATTAACAACCCACTTGCTTGATTTCTCAATGATCTGTTTGTCATGATCCAGCGCGGCCACAGTCATTTGTGCATCAGTCTGCATTGCTATCTGATCGGTTCTTATTTCCTCGACTCTTTGTTGAGCTAAAAAGCCTTCTTTCGCTAAGGCTAACTCACGCTCAGACTGAACTCTTGCAAGCTCAAGCTCATGCGCTTGATCGGCTTTATTCTGAAAATAGTCGAGAAGTTTTGGGAGGCCGGAGATTAAAAGACCGCCGAGGGTCGAAAGTAGAGATAGCACTATTTACTCCCTTTTAGACGTTCCCGTTCCTCAAGAAGCCTTACTTTGACTTGCAACTCGTTGATATGCTGCATGAGCTGTTCTTTCTGAATCTGTCTACGCTCGGCACTGATTGGGCTATCTGTCGGAGTGCCTTCTTTGGTAATCAATGCTGGCATTTGGCCTTCAATCTTTGTAAGACGCTCAGAGAATGATGCGACCTGACCGAGTAGCCACGCAAGCGCAGCCACCACGATAGGGATCACTGCTTTAAGAACATCTGACCACGCCATTACTTATCCGCTTTGCCATCCAGCTTATCAAAGATCTTGCCGAGCATGATTTTTATGTCTGCGATGTCTTTCTGATAATCGACTTTTAGTGCGTAGGTGTGCGGAAGATTCTTTTCCAATTCACCTAAGTCTTTCTGTAGTTCTTGTTGAGCCTCCCACATGACCCGGAAGAACCAACCAGCTACAGCACACAGAATGCCAAAAAGGCCGTTAATGAGAGTCTGGCTGTCCATAATATTCAAGATTCCTGATAAGCCGTTCATCATCTGGAGACAGCCTGACTGCCTCCGCTCCGTGTCTTATCGCCTCGTCTTTCATACCCAGATGATGTGCCGAGATCGCTGCAAGATCATGCGGCTTAGATCCCCACACTTCAGGATCGCAAGTGTAGACAAGTTCTCTGTCTACGATACTCAGCGCCATTGTAGCCGCGTGGTGACATTCTTTCCACAGGTGTTTCTTATAACAACTCATCGCAAAATCAACCCACGGTTCTCGTGTTCCCGGAGCCTCAGCAATCGACATCCTGAACCACTTTAGAGCCGTCCAGTAATCAAGTTTCTCATCATAAGCCTGACCTAAGAGCCTCATCGCGTAACAGCGTTCATTCGGCCACGTTGCTTCAGGCATATTTAAATAAGCGTTTAGAGCCTCTATGGCTTCATCCCAGAGACGGTAGAAGGTTAACTCTCTAGCGAAGTAAAAAGCGTTTCTGGGGCATCTAGGGTCCTCTTTAACAGCCATTCTGAGGAGGTCGAGATATTGCCCCCGTGACTTCGTAGGATCGGGATGATGAGAGACTAAGAGTTTGTCTGTGTAAGCGTAGACTTCTTTTGTTCGTAGATCAGGTCTAGGATACTCATGCACCGGATGATGCCAGCGGTAACCGTTTCGATGGTGGATCTTTTCGTAATAAAAAAGAATGTTATGCCCCCAATCGAACTTGTATCTCAATCGAGTCGTTTCGGGCTTCCAGACGCTTTCTATTTCCTCGCGCCATCCCGGCTCTAAAACCTCGTCGAGGTCTAAGGAGACACAAACATCATAATCACCGGGGATCAGACATAAAGCCGTATCTCGCGCCATATCGAAACGCCACGGCTTAACCGATATATCGTAGACCGTAGCGCCGCATTCTCTGGCTAGGCTTGCAGTGTTGTCTGTAGAGCCTGTGTCGGCTATCAGGATAAGGTCAGCATCTTTCGCTGAGTCGCAGAATCGTTTTACAAACTGCTCTTCATTCTTAGAAATCGCGTAGACACAAATCTTCATGTCGTATCCTATGAGAAGGTCACTGTTCCTGACCCTGATGTGCAGGTGTAAGTCTTAAATCCACCGGCTTGTGACATTGAGCTCGTAACGCCGGAGAATGACGCAGTGTAGCTATCGGGAATCCTTAAAACAACAACACCGGAGCCTCCAGCATAGACTGTTCCTGCCGATGATCCATTACCCCCACCACCCCCGCCCGTGTTGGCTGTTCCTGCCTGAGCGGTTGTATTACTGTCAGCACCCTGTCCGCCGCCACCTAAACCGCCCGCACCGCTTCCGGTCGAGTTGTTTGTATACGCCCCACCTCCGCCACCACCGTAGTAAGCGCCTGTGATTGCTGATTGGACACCGACACCACCGTCGCCGCCTTTTGCGTTTGCGTTAAGACCACCTGTTGCAGCTTGCCCGACTCCACCAGCGCCGCCACCACCACCACCAACGACATAAGTCGATGTAGATCCCGCACCTCCGGCATTGCCGTTACCTGAAGCACCGCCCGTTGTAGAAGACGGAGCGCATCGTATGCCCCCTGCGGATGTGACGCTTGCAAAAGTAGATGAGCCGCCATTAGCAGCATTGGCCCCAGTTCCGATGACAACTGAATAGGACGTTCCGAGAACATAAGTTGCGTCATTCAATCCCTCAATCACCTGTCCGCCGCCGCCACCCCCAGAACCACCAGCGTTAGTAATAGAGCTTCCAGATCCACCAGCGCCGACAACTAAATAGGAGACCGAGAACTGAGGGCTTCCACTCCCAAAGCCACGAACAGATGCGTTAGCGAAAGTAGAAACAAACATTAGGCGAACTTAGCAAGCGCCGCTAAGACCGTATACGTTGCGCTAGCGGTCTTTATGACTGTGAATGTGTAGGCATCTACAGCTGAAGCATTGCCAGCCGTAGGCGTTGAATTAAGCCATTTCGGGGTTACAGATGAACCATCTACTTGTACCGCTGAACAATAGTAAGGAGTGGCTCCATTTGTGTTTAAGAATACGCAACTAACTGACTGACCAACTGCAAGCGCAGTGTTTAGGCTTGTCGTTGAAGATGCTCGTAAGTTGATCGTGAAGTTAGCAGCCGCATTGGTCGTATAAAAAAGCACACCTTGAGAAGTAATGTCAAAAGGAATCGTGCCAGTAGCTCCCGACGCAGAAAAGACCGTAACCGTCTCAGCCGCGCCTTGTAAAAGAGTCGCTATCGTTGTCGCTGTGCTTGTGAGCGGAAGCTGTTTTGCAAAGGTTACATTCTGAGACGCGTCTATCGTAAGAGCATTTGTCCCGTTAGTTTGTAGCGTGAGAATGTTGGTGCTGTCAGCGGTCGCAACGATGCCTGAGCTTGATGTTGCGTTTAGGATGTTAGCCATAGGTCACCTGAGAGCTTGTTAGGTCTACGATCTGCTGTGTTGCTAAATCCACGATCTGCTGCGTTGCTAAGACTTCTACCTGCTCGACTGTAAGCTCAACAACCTTCTCCTCCCGCTTTACCCAGCCCCTGTCTATATACCACCTCCATAACCCCGGCTCTGTAGGCTTAGGTGGGAGGATATGCCATTGCCACGATGCCCATAAGAGTTCATGACCCTCTGGGATGTCTGTCGGCGGTGCTGGAGCCGGTTGCCAGCCCTCTGTGCCGTCTGTCTCTTGTGATGGGATAGACCCGTTTTTAGTCCAGTACATATCTATCCTTTATAACGTGGGAAACGCTGCTGTTGGCGAAGCAGTGATGGGTCTTGCGTAGCGGGTTATACGAACATCTTGCAAATAAGCATTTAACTGATTACCTGCG